CCGCAGAGGTCGAGGTCGAGGTTTCGTTCTCCGTCGCCTGGGGCTCGCCCGGCACTGGACGCCCCTACTTCGGGCCGCCTGAGAACTACGACCCCGGCGGGCCTTCCGAGGTCGAGGACGTTCGCCTGGAGAAGGTCGAAGGCAAGCCCCGGCCCTGGGGAATGTACTCGGGCTACATCGCCAATGAGGACGATCAGTTTGAGAGCGAGGTCGTCTTCATGCTCGAAGGCCACCACGCCGAGATGATCTCCGAGGCCTCCGAGGTCGAGGCCATGCGCGACGATGAGGCCGCCGAATACCGCCAATCCAGATTTGAGGAGGCCTGACCATGGCCAATGCCCCGAAGACCAGCCTGCAGATCGTCCGCCCGGCGCCCGAGACCGTCACCGACCGGATCAAGGCCCTGCAATCGCAGATGACCGGCCTCGCCGCTCAGCAGTCCAACGAGCTTCGCGCCGCCATGCTGGAGGCCCAACGCATCGCGGCCGACGTGGCGAACTGCCCCGCCCATCCGCCTGGGGTCCGCGACCTCGCCCGGCGCTTGAGCGACGACCTCGCGAACACGGCCCAGACCATCGACGCCATCATGGCGAGGGCCGGCTGATGCGCCTCGCCATCGGCTTTGCCGCCTACGCCCTGGCCATGCTGATCGTCGGTCTGGCCGTCGGCTTCATGTTCGACGTCGGGGCCTGGATTGGCCGCGCGCTCTGAACCCACCCCATTCCCTCGCCTGGAGATCCAGCGATGAACGCCCCGACCACCATCACCGAACCGACCGAAGCGACCGACCTGATCGCCTTCGCCGCCGAAAACCCCGTCGCGATCCTAACCGACGGCGCCCGGTTCGACGCCTTCTATGACCGGGTCAAGGCTGAGGTCGACGCCCACATTCCCGACCTGACCACGGAGAAGGGCCGCAAGGCGGTCGCCTCCCTGGCCTTCAAGGTCGTCAAGACGAAGACCGCGCTCGACGATGCCGGGAAGAAGCTGACCGAGGACAAGCGGAAGGAGATCGCCGCCGTCGATGCGGCCCGGCGCAACATCCGCGAGAAGCTGGACGAGCTGCGGGATGAAGCCCGGCGCCCGCTGACCGAATGGGAGGAGGCCGAGAAGACCCGCCAGGCGAACGCCGCGGCCGAACGCCAGGCCATCGCCGCCAAGGCTGTCGTCACGCTCGACGACACGGCCGCCCATGTCGAGGCGCGCCTGTCCTACCTGGAGGAGATGACGCTCGACGCCGGCCTATTCGGCGACGAACTGCCCGCCGCTCAATCGGAGCTGACCCGCGCCGTCGAGACCCTGCAGCTGGCCCACGCCCGCCTTCTGAAGGAGGAAGCCGACCGGGCCGAACTGGAGGCCCTGCGGAAGGAAGCGGCTGAGCGGGCCGAGCGCGAGGCGCGGGAGGCTGCGGAGCGTGAAGCGGCCGAGGCGAGGGCGCGCGAGGAAGAGGAGCGGGCCGCCCGTGAGGCCCAAGCCAAGGCCGACGCCGCCGCCCGCGAGGAGCGCGAGCGCGTGGCCCGTGAGGAAGCCGCCCGGGTCGCAGCTGAACAGGCTGCAGCCCAAGCCAAGGCCGCCGCCGAACAGAAGGCCCGCGAGGAGCAGGACGCCCGCGACCGCGCCCATCAGGAAGCCCTGGCCGCCGAACGCCGCGCCCGCGAGGAAGCCGAAGCCAAGGCCAAGGCCGATCAGGACCGCCGCGACCGGGAAGACCGCGAGGCCAAGGAAAAGGCCGACGCTGAAGCCGCCGCCAAGGCCCGCCGCGAGGCCGACATCGCCCACAAGTCGGAGATCCTTCGCGCCGCCAAGGAAGCTGTCATGGAGGCGACCGGCCTGCCCGAGCCCAAGGCCAAGGCGGTCATTCAGGCCATCGCGTCCGGCCTGGTCCCCAACGTCACCGTCAGCTTCTGAGGCGTCGCCATGGGGATCACCTATTATCGCGATCTTGCCCAAGGGTCCGACGAGTGGCTCAAGGTCCGCCGCGGGCTGCTTACCGCCTCCGAGCTCAAGTACATTCTGACGCCCAAGCTCAAGGTCGCCAGCAACGACAAAGAGCGGACGCACCTCTACGAGCTCCTGTCGCAGCGCATCACCGGCCGCGTCTTGGAAAGCTGGCAGGGCGACAACATGCTTCGCGGCCACGCCGAAGAGGCTGAGGCCCGCTACGCCTACGAGACGCGATACGAGCCGGTCGAGACGGTCGGCTTCATCACGAACGACCGCTGGGGCTTCACCCTCGGCTACTCGCCCGATGGGCTGGTCAACACCCGCGGCCTGATCGAGTGCAAGTCACGGGTTCCGAAGTATCAGGTCGAGACGATCTGCGCCTGGAAGGTGCCCGACGAGCACGTCATCCAGTGCCAGGCCGCGCTGCTGATCAGCGAGCGCGATTGGCTCGACTTCATCTCGTACAGCAACGGGATGCCCATGACGCGGATCAGGGTTGAGCCCGATCCGCTCATCCAGGAGGCCATCGTCGAGGCCGCCTCGCTGTTCGAGGCGCGCCTTGCTGATCGGCTCGCCGAATACATAGCGCGCCTCGACGAGCGCGCGGCCGACCTCACCCCAACCATCTACAGCCCGCCCAACTACGGGGACATCAGCGCATGAACAGCGTCGACCTTTCCAAGACCATCGCCCCCAAGTCCGATCAGCTCAACGCCGACGACATGATCGGCGGCCCGATCACCATCACCGTCACCGAGGTGCGGGGCCACGACAGCGACGAGCAGCCCATCTCGATCCGGTTCGAGGGGGATGCCGGCAAGCCCTATAAGCCGTGCAAGTCCATGCGCCGGGTGCTTGTCCACTGCTGGGGTAAGGAGGGCGCCGACTACGTCGGTAAGCGGATGTCGCTCTTCTGCGATCCGAACGTCCAGTTCGGAGGCATCAAGACCGGCGGCATCCGCATCAGCCACCTCAGCCACATTGAGCGGCCGGCCGTCATCCCGCTGATGGTCACGCGCGGCCAGCGGAAACCCTACGAGGTGAAGCCGCTCCGTGCCGAGGTCAAGGCGGCCCCGCAGGCCCCGAAAACCGACGCGCCTCCGCTGTCCCTCGCCGACCGCGCCGCCGCCTATGAGGCCCGCATCAAGGCCGCCCCGAACACCGTGAAGCTGACCGCGATCCGCAACGCTGGCGAGAAGCTGCGCGCCGACTTGGACGCCTCAGACCCCGAACGCCTCGTGGAGCTGGAGGAAGTGTTCAACACCACCTTTGCGGCCCTGCAGGACGCCGAGCGCGCGGAGGCGCAGGCCTGATGAACGCTCCCTTCGACATCATGCCGGTTCTGGTCGGCCTCCTGATGGACGAACGTCATTTCTGGCGGGAGTCCGCAGCCGCCAACATCAACAGCCTGGTCCACGCCCTCGACGGCGAGCACCGGCCGCGCGTGCCCGGCCCCAAGGTTCCCGCGTCGGCCATCCGCGCTGAGCTTCGGGAGTGGTCACATACTCTGAACGAGGCCTTGGCCGGCGAGCTCGGTCATCAGTTCTGCGTCGGCTGCGGCCACGCCGTGAAAGCCGGCGATCTGGTCATCTATTTCGATGACGAGGGCGAGGCTCACGCCAGGTGCATGGGCGTCCCTGAGGACCAGATGCGGCCCGGCGGACGCATTCCGCTTTCGCCTGCGGAGATCCCCGAGCCGGATCCCGGCGAGCCGCCGCATCCTGGCTATGCCGAGGTTTTTGAAAGCTCGCCGCTCTACACCGCCGAGCAGATCGCCCGGATTGCCGAGCGCGGCCAACTCAAGGGCGGGGTGCGCTGATGCCCACCTTCTCCCCCAACAGCCGAGGCCACGCGATCCTGCGCCTGGTGGCCGATGAGCCCCTGAGCCGGGACGCCATCAACCGCTCCCTGGGCCACTGCGACCGCGAGAAGCGCAAGATCGGCTTTGTGATCGGCGCCCTTCGCAGCGCGGGCCTGATCCGCGGCGTTCAGGCGGTCCAGGGCCACATGATCACGCCCGAGGGCCGCGACGCCCTTGAGCGCCTGGACCGCAACGAGCCCGTCCACGTCGTCGACACCGCGCCATGGTCTGGGCCCGCCGTTCCGAACGTGCGGATCTTCCCGAGGGTCGCGGCATGACCCGGCCCCTCTCCAGCCACGAACACCGCCTTCTGGCCAACGCCATTGAGGCGCGAGACGGCGGACGCTGGACCACGGCGCGCAAGGCCGCCGTCGTGTCCCTGGTCCGTCAGGGCGCCCTGACCCAGGTCCAGGCCTGCGAGCAGTTCGACCTATCAGCCGAAGAGCTGGCCTCATGGGTTCGGCTTGAGGAGGCCCATGGCGCTGCCGGGCTGTCTGTCATGCGGCTTCAGCAGCTTGGGGGGCGGACGTGAAGGAGCGCCCCATCCTGTTCAGCGCCCCGATGGTCAACGCCATCCTGGCCGGCCGGAAGACGCAGACGCGGCGCGTTGTGAAGCGCCCCGCGAACATCGACAGCCTGGAAGCCTCGCCGAACTACCCCGGGGAGTGGGTGCCGTGGGTTGATGGCGATCCTGGGGAGTCCATCTTCTGCCCCTATGGCGTCCCTGGCGACCGGCTCTGGGTACGGGAGAGCGGCAAGCTCCTGAGTGAAGCCTTCGACCACGATCCGGCGCTCGGCAAAGACCTGTGGCGCGACGCTGGCTGGCAATACGCCGACGGGACCGTGAAGCAGCTGCTCGACTACGACCCACCGCTTAGCGAGTGGGTTGATGATTGCTCTGCCATCGGCCGCCCCTCCATCCACATGCCCCGTTGGGCCTCCCGCATCACGTTGGAGATCACCGGCGTGCGGGTGGAGCGGCTGAACGACATCAGCGCCGATGACGCGGACGCCGAAGGCTTCGGCGGCGACTTTCCCGACCGCGTGATGCCCGACATTTTCCCGGCTCGCGAAGGCGGCTGGGGCCATCTCTCCATCCCCGAATGCTACGCCCGCCTCTGGGAACACATCAACGGCCCCGGCTCCTGGGCGGCCAACCCGTTCGTGTGGGTGGTCGAGTTCAAACGGGTCGATCAATGACCTGCATCCCCTGCAACGGCGCCGGCGTCCGGTCCTACCCCAACCCCACCTGGACCCCAGAGACCCCCCGCCAGGCCACAGAGACAACCGGCCCCCATGGTCGGCCCCTGACGCCTTGCAAGGACTGTGACGGGAGCGGAGAGCGATGAGCAAGCTCGCCACCCTGGGAAGATCGGTCGAGGAATGGATAGGCGCCACGCCTGACACGCCGGTTCCGCCCCGCGTGAAGGCCCGCGTTTTCACCCGCTATGACGGCCGCTGCTACCTGTCAGACCGGAAGATCGGGGCTGGCGACGCGTGGGAGGTCGAACACGTCAAGGCCCTGGCCCTTGGCGGGGAAAATCGCGAGTCCAACCTCGCCCCGGCCCTGGTGGACGCTCACCGCGACAAGACCCGCGACGACCGCCAGCGGATCGCCAAGGCCGACCGCGTGCGCGCGAAACACCTGGGGATCTATCCCCGCTCGAAACGCCCCCTGAAATCCCGCGGCTTTGAGCCGAGTAGGAGATAGAGACCGTGAGCGAGATCAAGCTGACACCTGAAGAAGCCGCTCAGATCACCCGGCAGCGGGAGACGGCGCAGCGCCGGCGCTGGATTGCCGAGGGCGTCTTTCACGCCGCCGACTATCTGGAGCGGCTTGGTCAAGAGGGCGCGGGCGGCGATGGCGGGACCGTGAACCCGGCCACCGGAAAGCGTTGGTGCGAGGAGTTCTTCGTCCACGCCGACATGCTCAAGCGCCACGGGGCCGCGATGCAGGCCGGCCACCCGGACCATCAAGTCAACGTCTAGCCCGACCCCTCCGATGTCGCTCTTGGGCGACACGCTGGGATGGTCCCGGGAACTCAACAAAACCTAAATCTTCGAAAGGCTTAGGACATGACTGACAAGAATGAGGCGGTGGACCTGCGGGACCGGCTTCGCGGCAAGTACGCAAAAGGCCCTCGGTTGGCGAACGGCGAGCCTGAGTTCGGCTACAGCGTGTTCGAGCGGATGCCGGACGGCAAGGAATTCCCAGCCATCCACGGCGAGGCCGCCGACATGATCGAATCCCTCATCTCCGAACTCACCCGACTACAGGCAGAGGTGGAGGGGCTTCGGAAAGCCGCCGCGCCGTTCGTTCGCGCCTTCGAGACATTCGACGCCGGCCGGTGGGACGATGAGAGCCCAATCACGATCATGCTGCCCACGACCAAGCGCGTGCGGCCGACGGCGTTGGTCCATGTCGATGACGTGAAGCGCCTGCGGGCCGCCACTCTACAAGGCCAGCAGTCATGAGCCTGTCAGAGAAGGACCGGGCTCTGATCCAGGATACGCTGGGGTTTGTGCCGCTTTTCGGCTCGGACAAGACCTACCTAAGCCTACGATACCGAGACCTCGCCGCCATCCTCCAGGCCGCCAGGGAAGAAGCCTACAAGGAAGGCTGGAACGACCGCGAGGGCGATCTGATCGCAGGCGTCACCCGCATCATCCCGGAAGAACCCTCACAGGAAGGGGCGGGGGAGCCGGTGGCTGGGGACGAAGAGGCGTTGGATACCCTGTGGCGGGCGGCGCACAAGCTGTACCCCACCTCCCCACCAACCGACCCCCAGGCGCGGATCGCCGCGCTGGAGTGGAATGGACGAGTCCACGACCTCAAGACGTGGCCGGCGCCCTTCGCGGCGATCCGGGCAGACCTGAAGCCGTGGGAGTTCAGGTTCAACGACCGAGACTATCAGGTCGGAGATAAGCTCCGGCTCCGGGAGTGGTCGCCCGCCGATGAATCCTACACGGGCGAGATCGAGGAACGCCTTGTGCCTTGGATTTTGAACGGGGGCCAATTTGGCGTGCCCAAGGGCTTCGCCATCATGTCGCTCGCCCGAGCCGACCTCACCCCAACCGACCAAGCCGCGACCAAGGGGGATGATCATGGCGCATAGCATGGCCGATCTGAGCAGCGACAAGGCCCTGATCTGCCGCAAGGAGATCAACGGCGAGCAGGGGGGCGCGACCGTCTGGCTCGTCTTGCTCTCGGACGGTCATCTGATCGACTGCGGATCAAGCGGGCTCGCCAAGGCGCGCGCCCAAACCCTCGCCGTCATGATCAACGAGGGCGGTCCCGAGAAGCTGTCCCAAAAGGCGTTGGTCGCATGGGCCTCCGACCATGGATGAGCTTAGAGAGAAGGTGGAAACCGCCCTGCGCGCGGTCGCCTCTGATGGCTGGAGCGGTGATGCGTTCGCCGTTGGGATCGAGGAGGCCACAGACGCCATCCTCAACCTCATCGGCGGGGATGGGTGGAAGCCTATCGAGACGGCTCCGAAGGATGGGACAACCGTTCTCCTGTTCTGTCCGCAGGGCGACGGAAGCCCTGGCTCGACCCAGCGAACGACCGTGGGCAATTGGTGCTGCGATCCTGGCGGCACTACTGAATATCGCGACGGCGATGGTCGTTACATGGGCCAGGACGACCGTGACGGCTTTGAGGGCTGGCTGTCGTGGGATGGTGGATTCAGTGAAGACACGATGATGCCGACCCACTGGCGCCCCCTTCCTCCCCCTCCCCAGGACACACCATGACCCGGACGGCGTCATTCAAGCAGGGGGATGGGCTATGAGGTACGTTCTCATTGCGAAGTTCTCCGAGCTGACCGGATACAGCGACAAGGCCGTGCGCCGGAAGATCGAAGATGGCGTCTGGATTCAGGGCGTGCACTATCGCCGCGCCCCGGACGGGCACATCATCATGGATCTGGAAGGCTACGCGAAATGGGTCGAAGGGCAACGGGGACCGTCGAACCGCTCCGGCAAAGCATCCGGCTCAAGTTCACGTGGCGCGGCGCGCGCTGCGTAGAGACGCTGAGCATGGAGCCCACGCCAGCCAACATGAAGGCCGCCCACCGGCTTATGTCGCAGGTCCAGGCCGCGATTGCGGCCGGCGTCTATGAGCCCTCGACGTTCTTCCCGAAGGAGGGCCAGCAGACGCCCGCGACCTTCAAGGAGTTCGGCGACCAATGGCTGGAGACCCTGACCGCGGCGAAGTCCACCAGGCGGTCTTACAAGACGGCCCTGAACGCGACTTGGTATCCCGCGTTCGGCGACAAGCCCCTAGGCCAGATCAAGCACAGCGACATCGCCAAGGCCATCGCAGCGAAGGCCAAGGGCGGCGCGACCGGGAAGACCATCAACAATCATCTGGTCGCCCTGCGCGGCGTGTTCGACATGGCCAAGGCTGATGGGCTGCTGGACGCGAGCCCCGCGGCTGAGATCGGCAGCTTGCCCCACCAGACGCCGGAGCCCGATCCCCTAGACCATGACGAGATGGCGCTGGTCCTGGCGCGGATGGCGCAGCGTTTCGACGCCCAAGTGGTCAACTACTTCGAATTTGCCTTCAACACCGGAATGCGCCCAAGCGAGCTGATCGCGCTGGCGTGGGGCAACATCGACATGCGGCGCCACAGAGCCCTCATAGACGCCGCCAGGGTCGATTGGGAGGACAAGGGCACGAAGACCGGCAAGGTGCGCGAGATCGACCTGAACGATGCCGCTATGGCCGTCCTGACGCGCCAGAAGCCGCACACATTCCTGGCCGGCGGCGAGGTGTTCCACAATCCGAAGACGGGGCGACCGTGGGCCGACGAACAGGTGCAGCGCCGCCGGTATTGGACGCCCACCCTCAAGGCCCTCGGCATCCGCCAGCGTGACGCCTATCAGGTCCGCCACACCTACGCCTCTCTGCTGCTCACCGGGGGAATCAACCCGGCGTACATCGCCAAGCAGCTCGGCCACGCCAAGGTGACGACCACGCTGAACGTCTATGCGCGCTGGATCGAGAGCGCCGACAAGGGCGCGGAAGCCGCGAAAGCCAACGCGATATTGTCCAACAATCGTCCACGCGCCGGTAACAATAGTTGATTGAATTGAGGAAAAGTGGCGGTGACGGAGGGATTCGAACCCTCGATACCCTTTCAGGTATGACGATTTAGCAAACCGTTGCCTTCAGCCACTCGGCCACGTCACCATTGATTTGAACCGGGTTGTCTCCCGGCCTTCGCGCGGGCCACGGCCCTGGGCTTGCGCCCGGCCGCGATCTCGAAGGACGGTCTCCATAGCCGAAAGCCGGGGGCGGGGGCAACGGCTCAAAGCGGCGCCGGGCGAAAGAGCCGCGCGCGGCCGGGGTTAACCTGTCGATCAGGGGCGGCGCCCCATACTGGGCGGGACTTCATTGACCTGCGTACAGAATGTCCAACCTGGTTCGTCTCCCTCAGGCTTTCCACAGAGCCCCCCGCCCCTCGCCGGCCGACCACGCGCCCGAGACCGAGGCCGAGACGCAATTCGCCCTGGGCCTCGGGCAGGGCCTGGCGGGCGCCCTCCCCCCGGCCGAGTCGGCGCCGCTCCAGGATCGGCGTGGTCCGATGCGTCCGGACCGGCTGAGTCCCACCCGCAGGCGGCTACAGGGCCAGGCCTATGCCTGGGCCTTCCAGGCGGTGGACGGCCTCTATCTGCTGATCATCGGCGTGGTGGCTTTTGGCGTCGGGCCGGGCCCGGCCGGGGTCTATGCGACGCCCGCCCTGGCGGTGATGATTTCGCTCAGCCTGTTCGACACCTATGGATTCCGCACCCGCCAGGGCCTGGCCTACCACCTGGCCCAGACCTCGGTCGCCGCCGCCGTCGGCGTCCTGACCGCCGTCGCCCTGCTGTCGGCCTTCCTGCCCCTGCCCGCCGTGGTCACAGCCCTGGGTCCTTGGACCGCCGGGGCCTTTCTCGGCGTCTACGGCCTGCACGGGGTCTGGTGGATGATGGTCCATCGCTGGCGGGCCGATGGCCGACTGACCCCCAATGTGGTCGTCGTGGGCGCCACGCCGGCGGCCGAGCGGCTGATCGGCGAGGCGATCCGGTCCGGCGAGATGAACATCCTCGGGATCTTCGACGACCGCCTGGCCCGCGTCCCCAGCGCCCTGCGCGGCGTGCCGGTGCTCGGCGACACCCAGGCCCTGCTCGACCACCGCATCATGCCCTATGTGGACCGGGTGATCGTCGCCGTGCCCACCGGCGCCCGAGATCGGGTGCGCCAGGTGATCGCGGCCCTGCGCCCCCTGCCCAACGAGGTCAGCCTGCTGCTCGAGGACGAGATCGCGCCGGCCGAGGCCATCGCCAGGCGGCGAAACCAGACCATCAGCGACCTGCCCCTGGCCCGCATCTCCGGCCCGCCGCGCCACCTGGGGCGGGCGATCACCAAGCGCAGCCTTGATCTTGTCGTCGGCGTCGCGGCCCTGATCCTGGCCCTGCCGATCATGGCGCTGATCGCCCTGGCCATCCGCCTCGACAGCCCTGGCCCCATCCTGTTCCGTCAGCGACGCCAGGGCTTCAACAACGAAGAGATCGTGGTCTGGAAGTTCCGCTCCATGCGCCACGACCTCGCCGACGCCAGGGCCCGCCAGCAGGTGCAGGCCGGCGACGTGCGGGTCACCCGGGTGGGCCGCTTCATCCGCAGCACCAGCCTCGATGAGCTGCCGCAGATCTTCAATGTGCTCGCCGGCGAGATGTCCCTGGTGGGTCCCCGTCCGCACGCCATCGGCATGATGACCGGCGATGTGGAATCGGCCCGGCTGGTGGCCGAATACGCCCACCGCCACCGGATGAAGCCCGGCATGACCGGCTGGGCCGCCATCCATGGCTCCCGCGGGCCGGTGGACACGCCCGCCGACGTGCGTCGCCGCATCCAGCTGGACATCGAATATATCGAGCGCCAGTCGATCTGGCTCGACCTCTACATCATCGCCATGACCATCCCCTGCCTCCTCGGGGATCGGCAGGCCGTGCGCTAGGGACAGGCCTCATGTTCTGGCGCGGCGTGGTCGGCTACCTGCCGGTCAACATCATCCAAGGCCTGGTGGGGCTGGCGACCATCGTCACCTTCACCCGCCTGCTGGCCCCCTCACAGTTCGGCGACTATGCGCTCGGCTTTTCCGTAATGAGCCTGCTGCACACCGCGATCTTCACCTGGAACGAGGCCGCCATGGCCCGCTTCTGGGTGGCCGAGGCCGACAAGGGCCAGGGCGGCGCCCATGCGGCCACCGTCTATCGCACCTGGCTCGCCCTGCTGGTCGTCCTGCCGCTGGCGCTGGCCGCAGCGCTCCTGGTCCCCATGGCGCCGGGCCTGCGGCTGGCCGTGGTCTGTGGCGTGCTGGCGGTCCTGCCGCGGACCTTCGCCAAGCTGGCCCAGGAACGGCGCCGCGCGGCCGGGGAAGTGGCGGGGG